CCAGAGTCTGTGCGCCCCAAACTTCAGGGGGCCCTAGATACTGCAAAGAGTAGACGGCGGAGTCCGTGAACACCACGATTTCTTGGCGAGCCTGGATGGCCGTGACGATCTCACTGCCGTCGGAAAGGCGCAAACTGCCCGCCTGATTGGTGGCCGCAGGGGTCCAGTCAACGGCACTTTCTTGGTCCGACCACCGAATCAGCATGGGGTCAAGAACGGAAGACCCGATCTCGTTGCAGCCCATGGCAAACACGAAGCGGTTGATGTCCGATACAAAGACAACGTTCTGAACGGTCGGCACACCGTTTGCGCCAGATACGGTGGATAGATCAACCCCACGGGTGGTGATACCGGTCGAAGCATCCCAGTAGTACATGCCCCCGCCGCGCGGGCCAAACACCAAGTCCTCACCCCAGTTCTTCTGGTTCCACAGCCGAATGGGCGAGTTAGTAACTGTACCGGTACCCCACGGGCCAGAACCCCAAGTGCCCGCACCCCAGCCAGTGATAGGCACGGAGAAGGCCGCACCGGTGTTGATCTGGTATGCCGCAGAGACCGCCGCCCCGCCGGTGGCTCCGATGGGCACGGAGGAAGACGTAGTGATGGTATAGGTGTTGACGTTGACTACCGTCAGTTGGAACTCGCCGTTGAGCAGCGCGGCGGACGCGCCTGTCACTCCGCTGAAAGTCACGAAGTCGCCCGTTACTGCGCCATGCGCAGGGGCGTTGACCGTCACCGTGGTTGTGCCGTTACCCGTGAACGGGTCTAGAGGCAGCGTTGTGGTGGCGCGCAGCGGCGTGATGTCGTTATAGGCACCGCCCTTTTCGATGTAGAACTTGAGGTTCGTGCCAACACCCAGCAGGTTCAACGACCCGAGCGTTACCCAGTTCCACAGAGAACGGCAAACGCCAAGAAACGTGCTGCTGGAGATCCGTTGCCAGCCGCCAATCTTTTCGGGAGTGCCCTGGCGGAAGCGCACCTTGTCGCACTCGTACCAACCATTCTCGTTGGTATAGCGGGTGTTCTCCCTGTTCACACCGGGCCGGAGGGTAAGTTTCTTCAGCGGCATGGGCTAGTCCATCAAAGCGCATTCGGCTTGGCGGCGTGTAACGAGGCCCGGGAGTACCTTGCCGCCGCCTCTAGTCCAGAGCATCAATTGCTCCTTGGCCGCATCCCAGTCTTGGGCGTTGATTTTCCGGCGTAGTGTCGATGTTTGCAAGCGCCCAACACCCAGGTTGTAACAGAAATCCACGATTGCGTTGAACTTAACCGGGTGCGCAAGCAGTATGGGGCACAACCGCGCCACGCCAGGGGCATAGGTATGCCGGAGTTCCAGCATGAGCAGGTCGTTTGCCTGCCACATCTCGATCGGCGCGTCCTGAAGCGTTACTTTCCTACCGTCGGCGTAATAAGTGCTGCCATACCCGATGGTCGGGATACCGGCAGGGCAGAGGTAGGGTTTACTCCTAAACCCCTCAAACCTGCGGCAGAGTTCTGCTGCGAGGTCGAGGTTCATAGGCCACGCTGCTTCAGGGTACGGTCAAGGAACCAGTAATTGATGGTGCCCGACACCAAGGCCATGAAGTCCGCCGTCATCATGGTCTCAAACACCTCACGGGGGGCAGCACCTTGGAGCCATGCGTTCCAGGCAAACCACAGGTGGACGAAGGACCACAGCAGGATTACCCAGTATGTGACCACCGGGCGCACCGAGGCGGAGAGCGACGCAGCCCACCCGCCTGCTGCCTTTGCCATCTCGGCCTGCTGATTGATGGCCGCGTTAAACGCATCCATGACCCCCACATCGATGGCCGCGTCCCGCGCTGCGCCGATCTCGGCCAGTTTCTGCTGACCCCGGATTTGCTCCAAATCGCACTGGCGTTGGAACATCAGAAGTTCGTGGTTGCGCTCGTTCTTCTTGTCGAAGAACTTCAGGACTTCCGGGGCCAGACGAAAAATGCCCCCGAGAAGGGAGCCGAAGATGCCGCCGCTGAGTAGTTCCAACATTACTTGTTCCCCCTAGCGATACGCTCGCGTTCTTCAAGCAGCCGAACCTTGACCTGCAACTCGTTGATGTGTGCCATCAGTTGCTCTTTCTGAATCTGCCTGCGCTCTGCGCTGATCGGGCTGTCGGTGGGCACACCTTCCTTGGTAATCAGAGCAGGCATTGCGCCTTCGATCTTGGTCAGACGCTCAGAGAAGGATGCAACCTGCCCCAGTAGCCAAGCAAGCGCAGCCACCACGATAGGGATGACTGCCTTGAGTACGTCGGACCATGCCATAACTACTCCCTTGACGCCGTTACGGTGTCGTCACCCTTGCTGACCGTCACCTTGTCGCCCTGCACAGTCACCTTCATGGGCTGCTCGGGCTTGTCAAGGCGGTCCAACTTGTCGATCAGGGTCTGGATGACCTTGAACTCAGGCTTCTCCTGCTTCTCGGCGGTACCGGCGATGCCGTTCATCATGTTGATGAGGGCAACCAGAGCGCCGCCGATCATCGTCATCACAGCGGTGATGGCAGAGTCAGACAGGAAGTAGGAAGAGCCCACCCCGATCAGCACGATCAGGGTGATGTAGAAGAGGCCAAACCTGCCGATGGACTTACCGGCAACTTCTTTGGCTGTCTCGACGGGTTTGGTTTCTTCCATGATTGTGCGAGCCTTTTACACTCTACGACCGTTTGAATCACGCGCAAGTGGGAAGAACTTGATGTAGTCCATTGCTTTGTGCAACGGAGTGTCCTGTGGGGCTACGTCATCTACCCCATCGCCATCTCGGATTGCGTGGACGCAGCACAACGTAGTGTTGCTCTCCAATGCCTCAAACTCGTGCACGATGCCTTTTGGCGTCAGTATCAACGCGGGGGACACGAATTTTCTCTCTTCGCCGCCAGCCCGCATCAAAACTGATCCAGTAGACAAAATTGTTATATGGTCAAATGTATGCGCATGACCTTTTTCAACGGTCCCCGTGTCAGACAAAACAATCATTTTGACAAACACATTGTCAACGATTTGCATTTCATACTGAGGCTGCTTCATGCGAATGTTCTTACAGTTGAAAATCTGGGCGAGTTGGCCAAATTACGTCAACCGGAAAACCAGTTTGCTTGGTTATGTCCCGCAACGCTTGACGATATTCCGCCCAGTACGTTTTGTTTGGCACGTCGGGACGGTCGCTCACCATAAACATCCAGTCCGTTTGCGCCAGCAACTCGTTACGCCGTTGGCGAACATAATCTTTCCAAGCTTCCAAAACCACAGGGTCAATACCTTCGATAGTGCTCATAAAACCCCCCTTGACTTAAACTCTGCGAACGGCAATTGACCGGCCTGTAGTCATTGTGCCAGCCCATGCTCTGGTCCAAGTGACCGGGTCTGTGCCGGTGGAATACCTAAGACCCGTGTCTGCCGATCCGGAGCCGCCTCTGATTGCAATCCAATTAGTACCATTGTGCTCAATAGCACTTGTGTTGCCAGAGTTAACAGTAGACACGTTTGTAAATGCAGAAAAATTAGATGTATACCTAAGACCTGTCGAAGTAAGAACTGCTACTCTGTTAGTACTAACTGCAACTGCGCCGCCGCCGAAATTGCCTGGGCTGGCGCCAATAGAAGCGGTAGACCAAGTAGTTATGGAGTCTGAGGCGGAATACCACAAAGTGCCCCAACCTCGACCGACTATAGCCGCTCTAAGGAAAGTGGGGTTCCAAGACATGCACATGTCTTCAGCAACAGTGGGGGATGCGGACGCGCGCATTGTGGCGGTTGTTCCACCTGCAGAAATTGTGTAGATGCGTGCGCCGGTAGAATTCAAGCCCGATAGGAATACGATACCTGAAGCACCTGTGGTGCTCATTTTTACGTATTCCATTGAGTTAATTGCAGCGGTTTGCGAATAGGGAGTACCCGTGGCGTCTACGTTTTGCGCTGTCCAAGTGTTTGACGATGATGTGGCGGGGATACTGGAATAATAAAAACCGTTAACGTATCCGGCGGTCTCATAATAACAACAAAAAATACGGCCATTTGAATCATCTACAGTTACTGCAGCAGTGCCATCCTGAAGTTGTGAAATAACACGCGAATCCTGCGGCAGTTGCACAAACGCTTGCCAATCCACCCCGTTGCTGGAAAAGAAAATGTATCTGTCGTTTGTGACACTATTGCCAATCGAGGCGATTGTAAGCCAGCCGCCATAATAAGTAGAGTATTTTGGCGGAAGGCCTGTATTAACCACGCGTGATCCACTAACGCTATACGCGGGTATTTCCGCCGTAGAGAAAAATGGCGACGCAATCTGGGCTGCGGGGTTTGCTGCAAGCCATTGGAAGTTGAAAGAGTTAGGCAAAACGATGCTGCCCACCTGAGTAGCGCCTCTCGGTGTTACTGCAGCGGCCGCAGTGGTCTGAATGGTGCTATCCGGGAACTGAACGCCGGTTGAAACGAGTGAGGTGGGCATTTGGACTCCTTAGACGGTGCCGTTAGCGGTGATGTCACTCAGCGCGGTGAGCACGCCAGTGGAACTGATGGACAAAACGGGGGTACCCAAGTAGCTGATGACGAGCTTACCGCCGGATTCAGCCACAGTAAAGTTGGTCGTGGCCAGCGTTGTGGCCGCGCCTGCGGTGGTGGCTGTTGTGGCCGAGGTCGCGGATGTGGCGGTGGTGGCTGAAGTTGCCGTTGCCGCATTGCCGGAGATGTTGATTCCCCAAGTACCGCTGGCTCCCGATCCGGTATTTGACGGCACTGAAAGGTTTGACCGAGCGGTAGCCGCATCCGAAGCCCCAGTACC